TTTAAAACGCTTTGGTGGTGGCATACTTGTAAATAAGAGGGTGTACCCCGATTGAGCTCTCGTTCAAAAGTCTCTATGAATCGGTGTAATGGTGCCAATATATAGTAAGAAGTTCTTTAAGGATCTGTAGACACGTGGCGGCCATCCGCTATAATATTACCGGATGGCCGCGCGATTTTTTTTAAGGCCCATTCTTGTTGGGCCGCTTGGGCCTTTCTTTATTTGAATTAAAGTAAAGTCATTTATTGTGACCAATAACTTTTGTGCTGACGGGTTTAGTTAATTTTGAACTTGTCGCCCAAGTTCTTTACTAAACTATAAATTTAATGTTGAATTGACCATATGCTTTAATTCAAAATGCCTAAGCGTGATGCTCAATGGCGCCATATGGGAGGTACGTCAAAAATTAGCCGTTCTGCTAATTTTTCTCCTCGTGGGGGTAATGGGCCTAAATACAACAAGGCCGCCGAATGGGTAAATAGGCCTATGTACAGGAAGCCCAGGATATATCGAACGTTACGAGGCCCTGACGTTCCACGGGGCTGTGAAGGCCCGTGTAAGGTACAGTCCTATGAACAACGACATGATGTCTCTCATGTTGGGAAGGTTATGTGTGTATCTGATGTGACGAGAGGTAATGGTATTACCCATCGTGTAGGAAAACGTTTTTGTGTTAAGTCTGTTTATATTTTAGGTAAGATATGGATGGACGAAAATATCAAGTTGAAGAATCACACGAACAGTGTGATGTTTTGGTTAGTGAGAGATCGTAGACCGTATGGTACTCCTATGGACTTTGGTCAAGTTTTTAATATGTTTGACAATGAACCCAGTACTGCTACTGTTAAGAACGATCTTCGTGATCGTTTTCAAGTTATGCATAAGTTCTATGGAAAGGTAACAGGTGGACAATATGCTAGCAACGAGCAGGCATTGGTCAAGCGTTTTTGGAAGGTGAATAACTATGTAGTTTACAATCATCAAGAAGCAGGGAAGTACGAGAATCATACGGAGAACGCTTTATTATTGTATATGGCATGTACTCATGCCTCAAATCCCGTGTATGCTACTCTAAAAATTCGGATCTATTTTTATGATTCGATCACCAATTAATAAAATTTATATTTTATTTCATGATTCTCAAGTACATAATTTACATATGATTTATCTGTTGCGAAACGTACAGCTCTGATTACATTGTTAAGCGAAATGACACCTATTCTATCTAAATACAATAGCACTAAATATTTAAATCTATTTAAATATGTCGTCCCAGAAGCTTGAAGAGATATCGTCCAGACTTGGAAATTCAGGAAAGCCTTGTGTAGACCCAGTTTGTTCCTGAGGTTGTGGTTGAACCGTATTTGGAGGTGGTATACTCTGGTCGTTGTGTATTGTAGATCCTCTACGTTGTACATCTTGAAATAAAGGGGATTTGATATCTCCCAGATATACACGCCATTCTCCGCTTGACGTGCAGTGATGCGTTCCCCTGTGCGTGAATCCATGTCCTGAGCAATTTATGTGTACGTAAATTGTGCAGCCGCACTCTAAATCAACGCGACGTCGTCTGATTGCTCGTTTCTTCGCAGCTCTGTGTTGAACTTTGATAGAGGGGGGAGTTGAGGAAGATGAATTTCGCATTATGGATTGTCCAGTTTTTAAGAGCTGCGTTTTCCTCTTTGTCGAGGAAACATTTATAACTGGCTCCTTCACCTGGATTGCAAAGCACGATTGATGGGATTCCACCTTTAATTTGAACGGGTTTCCCGTATTTGCAGTTTGATTGCCAGTCCTTTTGAGCTCCCATCAATTCCTTCCAGTGCTTTAACTTTAGATAGTGCGGTGCGATGTCATCAATGACGTTATACTCAGCATGATTTGAAAACACCTTTGAGTTGAAATCCAGGTGACCACTTAAATAATTGTGGGTCCCTAATGCACGTGCCCACATTGTCTTCCCCGTTCGTGAATCACCTTCGATGATGATACTAATAGGTCTCTCCGGCCGCGCAGCGGCACCTCTCCCGAAATAATCATCTGCCCATTCTTGCATCTCTCTCGGTACGTTAGTAAAAGAGGAGAGGTGATACGGAGGTGACCACGGATCCGGAGCTTTTGTGAATATTCTATCCAGGTTACTGGATAAATTGTGATATTGGAAGAGAAACTTTTCCGGTAGTTTCTCTTTGATTATTTGCATGGCTTCTTCCTTTGAAGAAGCATTCAATGCTTCGGATGCCGCATCATTAGCTGTCTGTTGACCTCCTCTAGCAGATCTTCCGTCGACTTGAAAATGACCCCATTCGATGTAATCACCGTCTTTCTCGATGTAGGACTTGACATCAGAGGATGATTTTGCACTCTGTATATTGGCATGGGAGACGGAAGATGTTGTTGGGTGTTTGAGGTCGAACACTCTGCAATTCGTGCACTGGAACTTGCCTTCGAATTGGATAAGAGCATGCAGATGTGGTTCCCCATTCTCGTGAATTTCTCTGCAAATTCTGATGTATTTCTTGTTCACCGGTGTTTGTAGGTTTTGAAGTTGTTCAATTGCACTCTCTTTTGTAATTGAACATTGTGGGTATGTGAGGAAATAATTCTTTGCGTTTAT